CCCAAGCATCGACCATGGGTGTTTCCAGTGAGCGGGTAATGACTTTAGGTGCGTTTTGTTGGTTGTTATCACCAATACCGGCGGCGTAATAACGTTGATGGCCCACCCAGTAACAGATGCCCAGCTCATCAATTAAGATGGCTGCCTTGTAGCCGTAATAACCACAATCGCCGATCGCCACTTTTACAATTTTGCGATCAGCTGGCAGATCGCCGCGTCCATTAACTTTGTTGGGCACGGTGGTGTCTGTGGTGTGGCCTAACCCTAGCTGCCCGTGGTTGTTTTGTCCCCAGCTCCAGAGCATGCCATCGGCATCGATGGCATAGGTGCTTTTGTAGCCTTTATAAAGCGAGACAATCGGTGGTGTATCGGGTGGAAAACCCACAGGAACCGGTTTGGTTCGGGCCCGATCGCTATTCACCCCATTGCCTAGATGCCCCTGACGTTCATCCCCCCAGGCGCGGACTGAGCCATCGGTCATGATCGCCATGCCGTGGTACTGAGTTTTACCCCCGCCGGTATCGCCGCGATTATCCAGATTCATTAGTGCAACGGCACGGGTGGCGTTACGATCTTGAGTGAAACGGTACTCTAACTGGCCAGATGCACTCATATGTAACTGCATATCTGGTGCGCCGGGTAGGATGGGTTGCCCAGCTAGGAGCTGCCCGCGTTGAGTGACCTGTTGTTGGCCCAAAGCAAAGGGAATGAAGCTCGTGCCATTAAAGACTTCGGTATGATCTCCCTTGCGAACCACATCCCCTTTTTGGTAGTTCAGGTGTGCGCTGTATATCCCGCGCCAACGATAGCCAAGCGTTGAGATATCCAGGCTCATAGCTGCATTACCAGTTCGTTACGTTGAATGGAGAAGTTGATGCCTTCAGAGATCATCCAAGCTTGGAACAGGCGAGTGTCATAATCTTCTCGTTCTTCGGTGAGTAATAGCTCAGTACCATCTATTGAGTGTGCCAACCCAAAAAAGCGTGGAGAGGCTGCTGAGTTCACCAGTGTGTAGCCACTCTCGTCGTTTTTAACTTTTAGAAGCTGGCCGGCGGCACCAATGAGTGAGTCGGGCAAACCAACTGCCAGTAACTTGGCCAGTATGGTTTGCAGGGTAGTATCTGCCTGTTGCAGCGTTTGCGCCCCGCTGCTTTGAACTTGCTCGAGTATGGTCTGGGTTTCGGTGACACCATCAATCGCGGCTTGTTCAGCACGATCGGCTTCGCTACTGGCTTGATTGGCGAACTGCTCTGAGAGTGCTGCCGCCTCGATTGATTGCTCCAGAATGCCATCGGCTTCGGTATTGATGCGGGTATTGGCATCATTTAAAAGTTTGGCGACACTATCGAGATTACCGCCTTCGGTGGTTACAGTTTCAGCAGTGCCACCGTGTACCACTCGGTGCAACAGTTGCGCATCGCTGGCCGTCAGTGCAACAGCCGATTCGAGTTGGGTTTGCAGGCTCATAAAACTATCCTTGGGTTAAAGCTTAGTGTTTTGGATATTCGGTAAGGTGGTGTGCACTAGGGTGTGCAGCCGGTTGGCCATGGATGCGATGATTTGAGCGTCATACTCCAGCAGCAGTGCTAAAGCGCCTTCATCCAGAGTGGGCCGCTCACGAATCTCAAGCTCTGAGCGTATATCCCAGAGCGTGCCTTTGATCAGTTGTGCCTGAAAGGGGCGGGTGAAACGCGCCTCCTGCTGCATAAGGCCTAAACCACCCAGCAGTGACACCTGAAACCAGGCGCCGCCCTCTTTGGCTTGCCAGCGATACCAGGCTTCGAACAGCGCAAACTGATCTCCCCGCATCACCCAGCGCACATTGACGCGCGTGGGCACCTGGGTAAAACGCCGACGTTGACGGGCAGGACCTGCTTCCATCTCGGTGCGTAAAATGGCATCACCGGGTTGGACGCTGTATCCCTGTATGGTCGGCAGTGGCAGGTTGTTAGGCCAAAGCACACTCATCGGTAACTACCTGCGGCCGGGTTAAGGCCGTATCGGCGTTCAAGAGTTGTCGCCAACCCTTCACCTCGGCTTACATTACGAGCCATCTGGCCTTCGATGCGTTCGATCATTACATCCAGTCGCATACCACCGTTCGCCAGTGGCGTTGTCTGAGTGGTGGCTTCCACGCCCGAGGCGTTGTTGATGACGTTCACTTCAACATTGACGGGGTTATTCCCTTGTCGCTCGCCCAGAGCGCGCATCTGCCCCGGTGTAAAGACTGTCTCACCACGTTTAGCGATGATGGGAACTTCCTGCCCGACCACACCTCCCGTATGAAATTTTGGCGCTCCGGCAAAGACCGAAGGGCTCACCTGCCGGGTTTGTAGTGAATCAACTCCAATAACACCGCCGGTATGCGCAGCACCAAACAGTGAACCAAAGTCAATGGTACTCAGCGCATTGGAAAGTGGCTGCGTGATACTTTGACGGATTTGAATACGCACCAGATCAGCAATGATCGAGTCCGCCAGCGATTTAAAATCCAGCTTGCCGGTGGTAACAAACGAGACCAGTGCATCTTCCATCCCTTTGAAGGCGTTGCGCACCAGACGTTCGGTTTGGGAAGCCATATCTTCAGCTTCATCCAGTACAGCCTTGAACCCGCGCGTTAAGCCATCCTCCCAAAGACGTGAGCTTTCCAGATCTTTAGCGCGCGCCTCTGCCAGCATGTTTTGGTAGATAGCCTCTACTTGAGCTGCAAAACTGGCATAGCCTTCACGCGTTGCATCCAGTCCTGCTAGCGCTTCATCGCGCCATTGGTTGGCTTTAGCTCGTGCCTGGTCAGTCTCAGAACCAAGACCCAGGTAAGCACGCGTGATTTCCTCTATCGCTTCTCGATGGTTTTTGTCCCGATCGATGGCCGATTGATCTTGCTGTTCAAGTATCGCTTTTGAGGCGATGAGCTCTCGAATTTGTTGAGCGAAAGCAGCTTCGGCAGAGGTGAGGCTTTGCGTCTGATCCAGCCCTAAGCGGCGAAGTGCTTGTTCCTGTTCGGTTTGCAACATGGCCTGACTGACAGCCGTTTCACTATCAGAGCGGGCGGCAACAAGTCGACGCAATGCTGTCTCTTCGGCTTGTAGATCAGCAATAGCGGCCTGAATACGTTCAGAACGCTTAGTATCGATAGGCGCTGAGGGTGGCGAAACAGGTGCTAATGGATCTTCCGGCTGCCCTGTTTCATTAGCGGTGGTGCTTGTACCGTTTCTAATACGGTCAATCTGCTCGCGGGCTCTTGATGCAGCTAATTCGGCTGCTTTGAGGGCGTCGATTTGATCGGATATCGCGCGCGCAGTCGCAGTAAATTCTGGATGATCCTGTGCCAATTTCCAGATAGACGCTCGGTACTCATCCACGGAGGTGACACCCATCTGAAACCAGCGGCGAGTCCATTCAAGCTTCTCTTGTAGGTCGGAACCTACTCGCCCCAATCGATCCCAGATGGAGCCGGTCCACCATTCGGTTTTGAGTTGTTCCATCACATCCGCAACGTGGTGCTCGGCGGTGATCAGTTTTTCAGTCCAACGCGCTAGGGCTTCATCGCGCGTTGCGGCGGTGAGATCTTCAATACTCTCGGCAGCGCGTTTGGCCTGTGCGCGTATTTCATCCAACTCTGCTGCATGATCTGCAGCGGCTTGGCGTGCAGCATCTTGACTGCGTGCCAACTCCCAGAGGGCAAAGCCGGCTAGTACCGCGATACCGGCGGGGCCCCCGACCAGCGCCATTGCGCTACGCAGTCCCACCATCGCTACGGATGCTAAACGTGCTGCACCTTCGACAACGGCCAGGCGAGTGGCGGCAATCAGTGAGACTTGGGCCATCATTCGAAGGCCGATAATGGCACCGGCATTACCGACGATTGTGGCGTTCATCAGGGTGAGTGCGCCGGCAACGGTGCGAGCAATGAGCAGTGCGCCTAATCCTTTAACCGCAACATCGGCATGACGTGCCATAAAGCCCAATGCATCGGCACTGGTGCGAACGACATCGCCAAGCGACTCCCCGAGAGCACGCGCAGCCTCATTGCCACGTACAGTGGTTTCACGTAGATCGACAGCAATATCTTTAAGCGCATCGTTTAGACCGCCGGCACCGACTTCACGCGCGAGGCGTGACAGGTTGTCCTGGATGTTGCTGATGATACCGTTGAGGGTGGCCATCTGCTCGGACATCGCGCCAGCAAACTGCACCTGGCCGATGCGTCGCAAATAGGACTCAATCGCCTGGCTCTCTTTGGCAACGGTGGTACTGACACCCTGAAAGGTGAAGGTGACCTGCTCGCCCTGCGTGCGGGCTTTGATGCCGAACTCTTTTAAGCGTTCAAACTCTCCAGTAGCAGCATCAGCAATCGCTTCCACAAACTGCATCAAGCTCTTGCCCATCGCCGAAGCGGTGTTGCCATACGAGCGCAGGGCTGCGGCTGAGGGATCTAGTCCAAGTGACTGAAGGCGGATAAATGCCTCGGTGATGCGCTCAACATTGAACGGCGTTTCTGACGCAAAATCTTCGATCATGGCAAACGCCTGATCGGCCGCTTGGGCAGAGCCTGTGACGGTTTTTAGACTGGCGTGGAGTCGTTCGAACTCTCGGTTGCTCGATACGATAAAACCCAACGCACGACTCGCACCCTGAATACCGGCATAGGCCCCGACTAATCCTGCGGCCTGTTTGAGCACGCCATTAAGCGCGCGAGCAGAGGCATCAACGGCTTTAAGGCCCACTGATGCAGGCTGTGTTGATCGGGTAATACGATCGAAGGCTTGGGAGCCCTCTTTACCCAGCTGCCCAAACTCGCGTTTGAGCTTGTCACCCCCGGTTGCCTGCAGGCGAATGGAGAGCTTTTTCTCTTGTGCCATAACGCCTCGCGGTTAATGGGGTTCAGCATCACGCTTGGCCAGCGCGACACCTAGGGCTACTTCAGGTATGAGTTCGGCCATCGCTTGGGGTTCGTAACCCAATGCGTCACCCAGTGACAGGGCCAGTGAAATTGGAAATTGATCGGCGGATTGGGTGGCCAGTTTGTTGGCCAGATCCCAGGCTTGCCAGCCGACATCGGTCGTTAACTGGTTTTCGATGTAGGGGCAGCGCTCGCCTTGTTCGTTGATTTCGCCTCGGGCACAGGGGAGGTTTTGCTCATTGCATCGTCCGCAGTAGTCAGGCCCGTCGCCGAAGTGCCATTGGATTCGGGCCCGAATGCGTTTTTTTCTGCATCCAATAACTCGCGCATGCCGGTGTACTGTTGGCGAAAGCGCTCAGCGATCATCCAGTAGGCATCAAAAAGGTCGCGGATGCCCTGTGCTTCAACCTTGGCGGCTGCATCACCCTCAGCATCGAGAACGCCCTCCCATTCGAGGATGGCGGCTTCTGCAAGGCCTTGGGTTAGGTACTGTTCGGCCAAAGCTTCTCGTGTTGGCTCATCATCCAGGTTGGGTAGGTTATCTGTGCTTAGGCTTGCTTCTTTACAGTTACGCCACTGTTCGCCGAGCGCCTGCAAACGCTGATTCATACGCGCACGAGCTTGATAAAAGATGGCGCTGGTACAGGGGCGAACCTTGATGCGAACATCCAGACCTAAGTCTAGCCAGTAGGGCTCTTTGGGGAGTGTGAGTTTAATCATCAGGCCCAACCCTCCAGATCATTAACCAGAGTAATCGTGAGCATGCGTCCCAGAGTCTGTTCGCGAGCCCCCTGAAAATCGTATGAGGCCTCAATACCGCCAGGCCCGCTGATACTGCGTTTGGGTTTAGGTAGATACACTTCATGCGCTGTGATGCGCAGCTGTTTATCGGCATCAATGGTGTAGGCCAGCTCCAGGTCAATCGGTGTGCCGCTGCGAGCT